CATTTCATCGGCCTTGCTGGGCGGTGCTTCGACTACCCGATTGGCAATGATGCCCAACTTTTCGTAAATCTCAGCGCGTAAATGGTCAGGGCATGGCACACCTTGTTCTTCGGGTTCGGCTGGCAAAATCACCTTCGGCCATTCAGAAAGCGGCATCACTTCGACCTCCCCCCGAAGGTCATCGCCCGGCATAATAATCGTTTCCCACTTTTTGAAGCGGGACATAAGCCGTGCATCAGGCTGGCCGTCCGTCCCGAATCTTGCCAATATTTGGGACAGGGTGTTGTTTGAAATTATGCCAGTAATGAACTTGCTATCCATTCGGCTTTCGATAATGTCGTACAGGATCGTGTTCTGCCGCCCAAACGCCCCGACCGCTTCATCTGCCCCGACATCATCTAAAATCAAATGCCCGTACTTCGTTTTATGTATAAACGCCAAGATGAATTCATCGGGGTTTTTCATTGCCGCATACTCACGAAATAAATGCCGCATGTTGTAGAAGGTGAACTGCTTTTCGGGTTGGGCCGCTAAGAATAAACGGGTGTAGATTGTTTTGCCTGTACCCGTATCACCAGTCAAGAAAAACGATTTGTTGGTGTCAAATGCGGTGCATAGCTTTCGCACGGCCGCGGCCCGTTCTTTGGTTAAAACCATTTTGTTGGGTTGAAATACGATGCTGGCCAGTTCGATTGCCCGGCGGTCAAGGGTTGTTTCGGTTAAGGTGTAGGTTTTCATTGTGCTAAGGTATAAAAAATTAAAACGGCATATCAGGTGAAGGGTTGGCCAATGCTTCTAAACGCTTGGTGCTGCGTTCTGCTGCTGCTATTGTTGCCGGGTCTAACCAAGGTTTACCAGCTGGCAGGCTTGTTGATGTGCCTTTGGCTTGCTTTTCTTTTCTGCCATATAGCTGGGCCCAGTTCTTTTCGGCTGCCGACATTATTGCCGTGTACATTTCGGCAACCGTATGCCCTTCAATTTCTTTTTTTGAAATCAGCATACTTTGCTTGGTAATGACCTTCTTTTTTTTAAGCCACATCATCGTTACTTCACGAAGGTTTTCATCGGTTTTGAAATCACCAAGCAAATCATTGCAAAAATCTTCACGTGTGTATGTTCTTACACTCTTATCTTCTCTACTCTTATTCTTCTCTTCTCTTCTCTTCTCTATTGAACATTCGTTTAACGTTTGTTCAACATTTGGTGCAACCTTGTTAAACCGACGTTCAGCAGATGCTTTACCAGCGTTGGACATTTTTTCACGCTTTTCTTTGCCTTCACTGAACTGAATTTCAAGAAATTTGATGCCAATACCATCATCGTAAACCTCAACCATCTTCAAGGCAATTAGCTTTTCAAGGTAGCCATCGGCTTCAAGTTCGGCATGCTCATACGTCATAACGCATTCGGCATTCCAGTAGATGCAGCAAAGCCTTAAAAATGCCACTTGCACCTCGCAAGATTGCCGTGATATTCTGCCCATCATCCAGTCGGCTGGGCTAAATTTGAACCAAGGTAGTTGTTTCATAGGTAATCGTATTTATAAATTGCACCGCCAACGCTGGCTATGTTTTTGAAAGAAAAGGCAATAAGTTCTGTGCCGTCAAAATTCTTTCTTGGGCCAGTATATTTGCCATTGTTGTAAAGCGTTCTAATAGCCTCAACATCGGCAATCCTAACCTTTACAAGGTCGGTTTCAGCTTCATTCATGTACGAATAAAAATAAACCTGTGCCATGCCCTCCATTATTTTATCAATTTCGGTTTTGCCCCCGAATTTGGATTTACTTCGTATGGTCAAATCGGCAAATTTAGTGTACTTGTATTTGCGAATCCTGATTGAAATGGTGAAGTTCATACCAAACACCATATCATAGCTGAACCTACAATCCTCCTCCTCGGTTGCCTTTCTAAATTCAACGAAATTGCCGTATAACTGGGGCAATGCCTTTACAATATGCGACTCAATCTGTTCCGCAAATTTGTATTCAAGTTCGGTAAACTTATTCATTGATGAAATTGTTTGCAATATTAAACATTTCTGCATCCAATTCAATACCCAAGCATTTAGCGTTAATTTCTTTGCATGCTTTTATGGTTGAACCCGAACCCATGAACGGGTCAACAACAAAGTCCCCATTCCTATAACTTACTTCCAATATCATTTTTAGGAGTTCGGTAGGCTTTTGGGTTGGATGCACCATTTTGGTTGTGTGAATCCTTGGTACAAATAGCAAATTGCCTTTTCTTGTGTTTACAAGTTTCTTTCCCTTTACGCAAAAAATTACTATTTCGGTTTGGTTTCCCCAGTCATTCTCAAGGTCACCACTTCCCTTATTGCCTTTGTCCCATACAATAGGGGTTTTGATGGTAAAATACCTTGAAATTATGGCCTCAAAAGAAGAAAATACTGCCCAGCTGCAAAAGAAATAAAGGTGCGAATTTTCGGCTGCTTTTCGGCTTAGTATTTCGCAAGTTTTATCCAGCAATTCAAAGGCCTCATCTTTGCCATCATTAAGCAACCCCCTTTTGGTTATGGTTTCATCATACATTGAACGGTTTGAAACGTAAGAAATGCCGTACGGAGGATCGGTTAGAACAATATCAATGCAACCGTCCTCAAGGCTTTCAAGTATTTCAAGCGAATCCCCGTTTTTTATGTTTTCACTAATTTCAATTTCAACCTTTTGCTGCTGTATTTTTTCAAGCATTTGGGCCTTTTTCTCCTCCTTCTTAATTTCTTGGTAAACTTGGTTGATGCTTACATCCCCCTGCCGTAGCTTTTCTTTAATTTCTTCGGGGGCTTTCTTTTTTACCACATCAAACATGGCCTTTTTGCCTGTACTCCAGCCAAGTTTTTCGGCCACTATTTTTTGGGTGTTGTGTTTTAATTCGTTATCAATTATTGATAACGATTCTTTTTGTGGCCTACCAACAGTTTCGGCATATTTTTCCCTACCAATATCCCTAACGCAATCTTCAATAACGGCAATCAATTCGCCTTTTACGTATTCAGTCAGGTTTCTTCTACCAAGTTGATTTTCGGCCATCCATTTCTTGGCATGGTTAATTGAAGTAAAGGCCATCTCCTTCACCTTAAACGGCAAGTCATACATTTGCGCCAGTTCGTATCGGTTGTGGCCATCTACAATCGTGCCTTGCCATGTAATAATTGGCTCCCGAATGCCTTCTTGGCATACGTTGGCTTCAAGTTGCGCAAACTCCTCACTTGTTAATGGTGGGATTAACGCTTTCAGTTCAGGGTTAATGCTTAAATTTTGCATAGGGTTTTAATAAAAAAGCCATTTGGTCGGGGGCGGTAAAAGAAGTTAGAACTTGGCTAAGGTGGGCCTCATCTTCTACGCTACCCCCGAACAAACGGCTCGGTTAATTTTGGTTTTTACCTTTCATGGGCGTTCTAATGCCTTCACAAATATACAAATTGTTTTCAAATATCGCACCATTCAGCACCTACTTTGATAGCCGATACCATTCTAAGCATGTACTCAAAAGCATCATGAAACGGCATCGAATTGGCATTGTCAACCACTTCTTTGGTCATGCCTTCAATTGCCAGCCAGCGGTCATCTTCTTGGTAGCCGATGCTCCATTTTTTGCTGCTGTAAATTAGCATGAAGTCGCTGTCGCTTAGAAACGAATACCAAGCCACATCCTGCTGCGGTTCGCCACCGAATCTTGACAATTCAAGGCTGTAACCGTCATCCGAAGGTGTTGAAAGCGGCCACATATTTTCGCCGATAACGGTTGTGCCGTGCCGAATCCCTTGTTCGTGCCGTTCGGTATCTGCCCCGTAAGGGTAGCTTTTAATGGCGTAGTCAAAGGCCACAATGGCAACGTGGTCGGGGTAGCGTGAAACGAAGTCCACAAGGCCCTTGCCGTTCATTTGCATTGCCATCATAACTTGCATCTTGTCTTGGTTGTAAGCAATTCCGATTTCGATTAGTGATTTCTGCGTGTTCATGGTGTTTAGGTATTAAAGGTTAAAGGTTAGTAGGTTTCGCCCAGTCAATCCGGTAGCTTGAATTGTTGTGCTTTTCGATTTCAAAGCCGTTGGTTCGCAGCTTTTCGATGTCATCTTCAGCAATCGGGTTGAAAACCCAGCAGTACATTTCGCCCTGCTTGGCTTTTTCAAGGCACATGGCTTCGATTTCGGCCATGGTGATTCTTGGCTTTGATGTTGCCAAGTTGTAAAGGTGATTTGCGTAGATCATGGTATTTGAATTAGCCCCCCGATTTCTCAGGGGGCGGTTGGTTTTATTTAAAGGTAATTACTGATTCTGCAATTGCTGTGTTGCTTGCAATTTGCTGTTCGCCGATTGTGCTAATGTAGTCAATGGCGTAAACTTGTCCGCTTATAATGTATGCCTTGGTAATTTCGGCTACATTCTTGTATTGCTTGTTGCAATGCGATAGTAAAGCGTTGTAGGCTTTTCCGTTTTTCGAGAAGTTTTTTGAAGTTGTCATGGTGTGTGTTTTTTGTGTTTGTGTTATTGTGTACTGCAATAGTAAAAAGAATATCAATACCAAAATTCGCTTTAACACTTTTTAACACTTGGGCATAAAAAGAAAAAGCCCCAACCTTTCGGCCGGGGCAATTCACACCTAACACACTATCTTAGAATGGCAGGTTCTCGCCATCGGTTTGTATCTCAGGTAAACGGCCACCGCCAGTTTCGGTTCGCATGCCACCAAGCAGTTCTACTTGGTTCACTAAAACCTTGATGTCGTTGCCGATCTTGTCGTTGCCTTCTTTGTCTTTGTAAATGTCAAGCACAGGACGGCCGCTAATGTACACCTGCGTGCCTTTGCTTAAGAATTTTGCAACCCCAGCGGGCTTGCCATCTTTGCCGAAAAGGGTGCAGCGAAACCATTGGGTTTCTTCGCCCTTACCGACCGCTACCGAAAAGGTAGTGATGTCTTTGTTTTTGCCGACCAGTTCAGCATCTTTGCCGATACGGCCAATCAATTGTAGTTGTAACATGGTTTATTTGGTTTTGATTAGTTTCTTACGTTGAATTGCTTTTGACACGATATGTTGGCCGATTTCTTTGCCGTCCATCGACAGCCAAGATAGCAGATGCTTAAGGTCTGCCGCCCGGTTGGCGCACGTGCCGATTATCAGTTCGCCCTTTTGCCCGTTTTGGGTAATGGCAATCGAAGCGGTTGCCGTTTCTTTGTCGGGATATGACCTGACAATAATCGGTACATCTAAGTAGGTTGGCCGAATCATTTGGGCCCAACTGCCGTCTTTGATTTGCTCAAAGCCAAGCTGTTCTAATTGTTCTTTTCTCATGGGTTTGTGTGTGTTAATTGTAATTTATTGACGTGAAGATAGGTGTATTTTTATTCATTTCCAATTCTTGCATGACCATTTTGATATGCTCGCAAAATTCAATGCATTTCATGTAGTATTGCGGGTCAGCCAGTATAGAATCCTGCACAAACTTAATGCTGTGCATGACCGTTGCATGCTCACAATTCAGCATCTTGCCGATATCCTGAAGGCTCATTGAAGTAGCGCATCGCATAGCAAACCTCATGGCATGTTTGAAATGCTTGACCTCCCTGAATCTGCGCTTGCTGTATGCGGCCTCATAAGGTAACCCCCAGTAATCGGCAGCCGCTTTGATTACATATCGCTGATGCTCGGTGCGCAAATGCATCTTAAAGAATTCATCGTTTCTGCTGTTGATTATTCGGTCAATTTCGGTGCGAATCCTCAGTAAGCTATCGTTGTCCTGTTTCAAAAGATAGCGTTCAAATTGTCGTTCTGTCATTGTAATTGTGGTAAAAGTTCAACTTCGATAATGTTTCGGCACATTTGCACCCGTTCGTAAATGGCCTGAATGGTGGCTTCATCGTAATAAATATCAAATACCTTCAGCCGATATTTGGCTGGGATATTTGTCAAATCTAACTGGATGCCGCCAAGTTCTTCAGGTGTCGGCATTAAAACGTACACCAACTGGGCCCTTTTAAGCCCCAATAGGTGCATGTAGCCCTGCAATTGATACCAATATCCTTTGGGTGGGTTTGTTTCCCACATTGGGAAGGTAAACACGTCCCAAGGGCATTTGATGTCAACAACCGTGTTGCCGTGAATAACATCGGGCGTTCCAGTCAAGAATTCGTTTTCAAAGAAGGTTTCGTTCTTTTCGGGCATAAACCAGTTAAGGTGCTCGCCAGCAAATTCAATGGCTTCATCTTCGACCAGTCT